CCACACATACCCCCCCCCTGCAGGAAGTATGCATGAATATGCATGGATATACATGATATCGGACGCATACGGGAATCTTTGGAAAGTTGTAGGGATTCCACCTGCCTTGTTTCGTCTCAAGTGTCGAATGCGACCCGCAAGGGTTGGGCAAGCGGAAACGCCCCTGAACGATTCGATACGATTGTATCCGCAAGGGTACGGTAGTGACTGATACATACGCATTGTGGCATCCACCACTATGCGGTTTGGATTCGGGACGGAAGGTGTAGGTTGAATCCTACGTTGCGCTACCCTGCTAGACAGGAGGTAGTCATAAGATTGCAACGTGGCACTGTGATGTATGGTGCAAGAGTGATACCCTACGCTTTACGTAACGAGTGGAAAGTGTGAAGTAGCGACGTACGCGGTAAACGGTGAAATATTCCTGCACACTTTCCTTCGGATTCTACGGAATCTTGCGAGATGAGGGGTAATGCGACTACCCTTGCGCCTAGTGGACGTGGCGCGTAGTAACTACCACTAACAGATAGTTATGCCCGTGTTCACCGAAAGGTGAACGCGGGATTTGACGGATTGTGTGTTCTAACCTTAACGCCCTATCGGGCACGGAGTGTATATGTCGAAGATTGAGAAGATTTCGCTTGACAAGTTTCGTTCTGCTGGGTTGCTCGATGCGTTTCTCTCCGCGTTGATGCGTGGAATCGAGAGTGGCGATGTGTCCATCGGAGATGATAAGCGTCTTAAGACGCGTGCTACTCTCCGCAGCATCGCGGGGATGATGTTCCTGTGGAATAAGCGGGAAGTAAGCATCGCGGGTTTGCTTGCCGCAAAGAACGGATATTCAGAAGACAAGTTGTGTCTTCGTGGATCGGATTTCGTGAGTGTCGGAGCGGATTTCGTTGAGGAGATTCTCACCGAGACTAATCCGTACATTCTGCCTGTGAGCAAGGCTAAGCCCAAGGTAGTGAAGGATAATCTTGGAGACTCTGCGGACGTGCTGTCTGCCTGCGGACTCTGATATATCGGACTCGCACTGTGGGGGAGTGTATGCCGCAAGGTATGCACTCCCCTACTGTCTGTGCCCGAATTAACCTCAACTGAAAGGTAGGTCTAACTATGGCGAAGGTTTCTCCGCTGAAGGTGGCATACTGTCAACTGTGTGTGAAGGATTTCGAGGCAAATAAGACTGCCAAGAATTGGGAGCGTATGATCGACGCTCTCATTACTCGCGGGGGTATTTCCCGCAAGGTGGCGATTGCAAAGTGCACAAAGAAGTATGGCAAGATGTTTGGGGGTGTCCTTTGAACCCAACAATCGCTGCAGCGGTTTCAAACCTGCATGTTCGCGGGTTTGCCAAGCCAGAGTATCCCACTCAGGCTATGGCACTTGTGCGTATCACGAAGGGTGATGCGCAGGAAGTGGTGGCAGAGACTAGGCTGACTCGACAGGATGCCACAGACTTTCTGCACTTCTGTGCTGCGTTGTTTGGCAACGATCAATGGAAGGTTGTTGCCGCGTGTGAGAAGAGGGAGTGGAATCCCTGCTGCTGCTATCGGGATGCCGATGGCGTGTATTGGGACGTGTGCATGGACTAACAAACTCACACGGTGCAGAGTGTGCACCGTAGACTGCGGAGATGATGGTATCCGCAGCCTGTGACCCATCACGGTATGCGTGGCAGGAATGCCATGCCTACCTTTCCTCGACTGACTGTGTGCTTGGGGTTGAATCGCCCGATGTATGGTGCATCGGGTGTGAATGGTCGCCATCCATTCCCAAGTTTCACGGGTTTGATTCCCGTGCGAGGCGTTCTAACAAAGGAGTATGAACTATGCGTGAACTGATTCTTGTCAGGGGTGTCCCTGGGAGTGGCAAGTCAACCTTTGCTCTAGATATGTGGAGCGGGGATCGCAGCGGTGGTATATCTGCCGTGGTGTTGGAGGCGGATATGTGGATGACGAATCATAACGGACACTATAAGTTCGACGGTACCCGTCTCAAGGAGTGCCATCAGAAGTGTCAGCAGACTGTCAATGTACACATGATGCAGGGTACCGAGCACATCTATGTCGCCAACACTTTCGTCAAGAAGTGGGAGGCTGATGTGTACTACGCACTTGCGAAGGTGTGGGGGTACGATGTCAGGGTCTATCGCTGCGAAGGTAACTTCGAGAATGTGCATGGTGTTCCCGCTGATCGTGTGAATATCATGCGGGCTAACATGGAATCCTATCCAAACGAGGTGATCCGATGAGTGTGTTCAAGTGAAGTATAAGGCAATTCTTCAGTACGAGGTTCCAAGTGGTGTTGTGTTCACCACCCGTGTTGTCTCTGCATCTTTCAAGGATGCATACGATGCATGTGTTAGAGATGCAAAGTCATTCCATCGTGATAACGGAGTGTCTCTTCTAAAGGATCACGCTAACAGTAGCATCGACGAGACAACCTATAAGGTTGTTGTCGGCGGTGTCGTTGACAGTACCGAGTGGTATGTAATTATCAAGGAGTAAAACATGAACTTTGCAGAGTTTGTTGGGTTTCTTACTGTCGTTGGCATTGGTCTTCTTATGTGTCTTGCTCCTATCGTGGAGATTCCATACGAGAACATTGCCCTGATTGTGTGTGGCTCCGTCACCCTTGCATTTTGTGCATGGTGTCTTGCTAAAGATTTGTCTCGCAATTACAAGATTGTTCGCAAGTAAGGAGTTTTCCCATGCGTGTCTGTGAACAGAAGATGATTGGCAAGTTGCGCAACATGGAGTCTGGTAACTGCGGTGGAAACACTAAGGTTATCGTGGTGGATGGCGAGGCTGTCGTGTATCTGCATGGCCATGCCATTGCACGGTATGCACCGCAGGATAAGTTGCTTGGTATCTCCAGTCGTAATTGGGAAACAAGCACTACCAAGTCTCGACTGAATGCAATCCTGCGAACCTTTGGTCTGGTGGGTATCCATCAGCATAAGTTCGTGTGGTATCGTGGCAATGAGCGTTTCATGTCACCCGAGTGGATTAACCTTCAGGAGAATCTTTGATGCTTAGCGCACTGCTTGTGTGTGGCGTGATGTGTGTTCCTCCGTCTGATTCTACCGATGTAGATGGAATCCTTCGCGCAATCTCAAAGGTTGAGTCCAATCATAAGGATGATGCCATCGGTGATGGTGGCAAGGCTATCGGCAGGTATCAGATCCACAAGGTATACTGGCAGGATGCTGTGCAGTTCGATCCATCTATCGGTGGAAAGTATGAGGACTGCAAGGATTCCGAGTATGCTAGGAAGATAGTGGTTGCATACCTCTCTAGGTATGCACCAGACTGGGATATCGACACGGTGTCTGGTATCCACAATGGTGGACCGAAGGGTCACAAGAAGTCTGCGACAAAGGTGTATCGTCGCAAGGTAAAGCAGGCATTTGAATCCAACAAGGAGTAACAATGAGTATCAAGCGATGTTCTTTCAGCAACATGTATCACACCTACAGCATGCTTCTTGATGATGTTGACAACACCTATTGGTTTGTCGATGCGTTTCATATGATTATCGAAGGCAAGTCATCGTACAGAATCAGCGTTAGAAACTATCGTGATGCTGGCTATTCTGCTGAGAAGGATGTCAACAAGGATGTCTATGATCTTCTTGTTCACAGCATTGAGTACGATATTGACAATGTTCTGATCGTTCTTTCAAAGGAGTTTTCAGATGCAGGAATCAACGTCAAGGTTGCCGATGTGGGGAACTAACCGAGATTGTGTGTGGATTCTTTCGTTCTATTCATTGGATGAGTATTCTCCAGATAACGAGCGTCGTTATCTGTCAACTTATGACAATGCCGAGAAGTATATGAAGAAGAACTGGCAATCAATCTTAGGCAAATATACGGATGTCTCCACAGATTACATCCTATGCGAAGATGATTACATGCTATGGTCTGTGTTTGTACGTGCTGCTGATGGAACATATGCAACAAGCGGCTATAGTTTCAGCATCAGTTGCAGGGATATTGAAGATGAAGTGCGTTGATTGCGGTGATGATATCCCAAGTCTGCGCCTAAAGATCAAGCCAGGTGTAACGTACTGCGTCAAGTGTGCGGACAACCATGAGCCAGTCGTTGTGTGCAGGATGATCTATCCGCACAAGACAGGTGGTGAGTTGTTCGTTGCAAGTGGTAGCGAGAACATCCGAAGACTTAACAATGAATACAAGAGAGCGAGGTAATATGGAGAAGTGCTTGCTGTCTGATGGCTTTGATGCACTTAGGTATTGCTTTGTCATGGGCACTGCTTGCGATGCCGTTCATCAGTTTGCAAATCTTGTGTTGACTCAGAATGAATATTACTTTACGGATGAAGAGTATGACTTGTGTCTTCTCTATCTTGAAGACCATTCCAATGGATCTATCTGCTAACAAAGGAGCATGAACATGTCTGATGATGTTAAGTTTGAGGATGTTGATATTGATCTTCTTCTGATGCGACTTGAGTCTGACTATCCTGCGGGATATAACTACAAGGTGTTGCGTCAGGCTGCCGCTGTGATTCGTTTCTTCATGGAGGATAGCGATGCCTAATCATTGCGACTATATCATGGAGTGCAGTATCTTCTTTGATCTTGAGCATGGATCCATTGAGGATAACGCACACATCATTGCATCGGCTGTTGCTGCTGCAGGTTATGCCATTGACCTTGATGATTATGAGAACGTATCCGACAACAAGTATGTTCTCTTTGTGTCCATTCCATTTGATATCTGGGATTACTCCGAGGATCCCGAGGATGTTGCGGATTCCTTGATTCGAGATATCATCAATGAGTCTGGTGTTGACATCGTGCTTGACAATCTTGTTGAATATAAGGAGAACAATAATGAACGCTGACATTGTAAAGAAGTGGGTTGATGCACTTGAGAGTGGCGAGTATCTTCAGACTACTGGCTGTCTGATTGAGCAGAAGAGCGATAAGAAGGGTGACTGTGCATTCTGTGCCGTTGGTGTGCTTGTCGATCTGTATGTCCAAGCCAAAGGCAAGGAATGGCGGTTTGATAACTCCGATCCCTATGGGTACATGAATGGTTATTACATGACTCTTCCACCAGAGGTTATAGAGTGGGCTGGAATTACAATGCACGAACGAAATCTTATTGAGATGTCCGAGACTAGTGTCGTTGGTCTTAACGACAACTGTCTCAAGACCTTTCCAGAGATTGCCATGTTTATCAAGGAGAAGTTTCAATGAATGCTGATGTTGCAAAGAAGTGGGTTGATGCTCTTCGATCTGGTGATTATTCACAGGGCAAGGGTCGCTTGTGTTCAGTCACTGAGGATGATGATAAGTATTTCTGCTGTCTTGGTGTGCTCTGTGATCTGTATGAACGTGAGCATTCAGACATGTATGGTATTACTCAAGTAGTCGAAGAAAAGATTGACTTCGATTATGATTATGATATCAAGCATGAGGTTTACTATAATCATAATAACCTCACTCTTCCTCAAAGCGTGATGGAGTGGTCTGGTATCAAGCATGGTGACGGCACGTTTACTTCTGACATTGAGGGAGAGACTTCTCTTGCCCTTCTTAACGACGAGAATGGGTTGACGTTTGATGAGATTGCTAACATCATTGAAAGGATTGAGAATAAACTGTGAAACTAAGAGTTGACGTTTTCATCAAGCGTATCTGCGTCGAGACTTGGGAGATTCCAGTAACCGAGGACGATGTTGATGATGTCATCAACAAGTTACGTGCTGACAACGAGTATCTTTGGGATATTCCAGACGCAGACATCGTAGATACTTTCGATATCGACTATGAGATGCATGAGATTGAGTCCATCCAGATTATCTAAGGAGAACCAATGCATACTGTTATGTTTGACGAGGGTTGGTACAACGTGTATGATCCTAGTGGAAAGATTGTCGATGGCTTTGACAATCCAGGAGATGCCTATGATTATGCCATGTTTCTTGACAACAGCATTGAGGAATGGGATCGATGCTATCTGTGATCGCAACGTGGGTTGCATTGGTTGCAACAGCTGTCGTTGTGTTCATCATCATGCATGATCTTCTTACAGGAGATGAATGATGGTAGACGGTGGTTACTATGGTTTTCCAAACTATGATACATGGAACGTTGTTCTGTGGGTTGTCAACGACGAAGAACTATGGAACGTTGTGTCCAGGAAGATCAGGATCTTTGAGCGTCATGGCATGCTGATGGATGAGGACATCATCTTCTGTGTCAAGTCTGGATATGCCGAGTGGTTTCAATCCAGCAGCACACCAGACGATGTGTCTCTTGACTCTCCAACCGTTCATTGGAACCATGTTGTTGGAATGATGCGTGAACTATTTGACCTCGATGATTCTGATCCAGATGATGTTTCAATCGTTGAGGATTGGGAAAGCCGCGATTCTTTTGGTCGCAAGATTTACTAAGGAGATTATATGATTGACAATGATAGCATCGTTAAGTTCATGCGTGAGTTTGTCCTTGATACCGTCAAGGATACCAAGTATTCCGTTGAGGATTGCGTTGAGAACTACTTCATCAATGGAAACTTCAGCCTTTATGACCACATTGATTCGTGGGATATTCGAGATGCAGTCCGATCCTACATGAATGACAACATGCATGAGATTGTACATATTGATGGGTGGGATATTCGAGATGCAGTCCGATCCTACATGGATGATAACATGCATGAGATTGTACATGACGAGATGTCTGGACAGCGTATTGAGGAAATGGTCAGCGAGTATCTTGGCAATAGCACTGCTGTTCAGGATGCAATTGACAACTATGATGATGTAGAGAAGTTCCTTCAGTCCCCTGTTGGACGTGAGTATCTTGCGGATGTCATTCTTACCGTGGTGTTTCCAAAGATCAGCGAGGTAATGAATGCAGACAAAAAGTAATGTCAATCAGGTCATGATTGATTGGCTGATGCAGCATCCTGATGAAAGGCAAGTGTGCATCATGTTTTGCAAGGCTGATGTCGAGGCGTTGATCGACCACGAGATTCATCCCAGTGATTGGAACAAGCTTTCTGCAAAGATTGAATGGTATCTTCCTGATGACCACATGTGGGAAGTTCTAACCCACCTATCTAATGATCTTAAGCAGCAACTGGATGATCTGTCTGAGTACGAGCGGCAGCATCCATCGGAAGAGAACTAGACAAACATTTTATTTAGAGTACAACAAACTAAACGGAGATTATTATGCTTGACTTTACTACGACAATGGAACGACCTGCTTGTATCAACGAAAAGGTCTTGAACATTCAAGCACACACGGTCTATGAGCTTGCAATCAAGGCATATGACGATGGTAACATCGACAACTATCGACTGTTGATGGGTGTTTCCAACATGCTGTATCAGATTAGTGGCGGTAAGTTCAAGCTTACCGTTGTGGAAGGGTACGATAACTGTGGTGAGTATTGACAAGGAGATTGATGACATGGATCCAGGAGATTGGATTGATTTTATTGACGAGTATCACTGCCCTGATTACTGGGATTCCTGCGACTACGATCCCAACGACGATCCTTGCTGCGGATATGACGAGCCAGATGACGAGGACGAGGATGACTGGGATGATGAGTCCCATAAGTGTGGAGCGGATTGACGGCACACGACTGACGTATCGTAGCACACAGGCTAGCCCCGTTGGTTGGCTGCAAGGAGAACGATATGTCTTTATCTGATTTCTGTACAGGAAAGCAATGGCTTTCCCTGTCGTTTGAAGAACGTCAGCAACGTCTTACACTTAATTCTATCTTTGAAGAAGATATCTTCAACGAGTCTCTTCAGAAATACTGGGATAACTATGAGCATATCCCTTCAACATACGCACCTGAACAAGCATTGATCTTCCGTGTCGTTGACCATATCTCCGATACCGTTGAGCAATACCTTGCTGATCTTCAGAGAAAGAATGTCGCTTGGGTCAATCCTATCTATAGGCTTGGACCTAGGCGTGTATCTGGTCTGTTGATTACGGTATGTGCGGATACCATCCTTACCCAGAGACGCAAGTCAAATGAGTACGATGAGAACGGCAACAGGACGTATGCTCCCGTGTTGCAGCAGGATCTTGCGAGATCCATAGCCAACACCATACAGACAGCCGTTAACTATCAGGTATCAAGGTCAGAGAATGCTGGTGCATGGGTATTGGCAAGCAAGATCGTCAAGTCAAGGTGGACAAAGAGACAAGTCAAGGACTTCATCAAGTACCACAAATCTGACGATCATGTTAGGTTGACGAACAAGGAAAGATATTATCTTGGTCTAAACCTTATGACCATACTTGAGAAGGCTAACATCATAGAGCTTCGTAAGTTCTGGGATGGTCCTACCTCAAGTCCCATAGCGGTATGCTTTACTCAGGAAGTAACCGATGGATTGACAGAGGCTCACTCTGACTTCCTTACACGTGCGAAGATACGCTATCGTCCTATGATAGTGCCGCCTCGAAAGCATACCATTGAGATGTCTGGTGGTGTCCATACCGAACACCTAAGAAAGGGAATGGTTGACCGTGGCTATACGTACTTTCATGGAGAGGATTATGTAACTGAGTTCAAGGGAAGCGAACCATCGCAGGGTGTTGTCGATGGCTTGAATGCGTTGATGTCCACCGAGTGGACTGTAAACCAACGTGTGCTTGATATCATGGAGAACCTATTCAAGAACAACACACGTGTTGCAAACCTTCCACCATATGAGCTTGATCCCATCCTCATATCAGACAGGCAGGATGTGTCTGATCCAATCGAAGTCGAGAGACTGAAGAAGGAAAAGTCAGAGCTATGGTCTGAGTGGTATCAGAAGGAGAACGAAAGGATCAGGATGTGCCTTCGCCTTTCATTGGCTAAGGATCTATCGTCCTATGGTTTCTTCTACCATGTCTACACCTGCGATTTCAGGGGCAGGGCATATACGACAACGGATCTCTTGTCTCCGCAATCTGGAGATCATGATAGATCCCTGATCGTGTTTGCCAACCCTATGAAGCAGACTGGCAAGGGAAGATACTGGCTTAAGGTTCATGTTGCAAACCTATTCGATCAGGACAAGAAGTCATTCACGCAGCGTGTGCAATGGGTTGACAACAACATGAACATGCTTAGGTCAATCAATGACGATCCGTTTGGAACGATCAACCTGTGGGCTGATGACAAGAAGAGAAAGAACCAATCCTTCCAACGTCTTGCCGCTGTGTTTGAGTTGTTCAGGACGGATGGCATGACCCAACTACCCATTGGAATGGATGGATCATGCAATGGAATCCAGCATTGGGCTGCCATTGCAAAGGATCCTGTAATCGGAAGAATGGTAAACCTAATGCCTGCATCCGAACCAAACGATGCATACGGTGTCGTTGCCTCTGCGGTAACAACCGACATGCTTCCACTAAACTACAGGGATCCATGGGTAACTATGTTCCTTGAGCACTGGAATGGAAGCATCTCAAGGTCAACAGTCAAGCGGGCTGTGATGACTGATCCCTATGGCGTGACAACCAGAGGAATAACGGATGGTCTTCTTAACGATGGGCATGTCGATTGGATAGACAAACCTATCAGGATCAACGCTGCAAAAGAACTGACCAAGTACATACAGTCAGCCATGAATACTCTGCTTACCATTCCAAACCAAGGAAAGACATGGCTTAAGCAGGTTGCAAAGATTGCATCCGAAAAGGAAGTGCATCTTGAATGGACTACTCCCATCGGGTTCAAGGTAAGACACCAATACTACGGAAAGACAAACGGAATAGTAAACCTGCAATGCCTGACAACCAGGGTTCAGGTTCAGTTCAATGAGTTTGTAAGGGACGAAGTGAATGGAAGGGAAGCTCAGAATGGAATCTCTCCCAACTTCATACACAGCCTTGATGCATCGCATATGTTTGCCGTGATACTCAAGCTTGTTGAATGCGGGTGCGATGCGTTCTCATTCATACATGATTCGTATGGTGTTCATGCACCTATGGTTGACACACTTAGGTCAATCACACAGGAAGAGTTCGTAAGGATTCACAAGACAAACCAACTTGAAGAGTTGCGTTCTCAGCTTGTTGAATATCTGGATTGCGACTTGCCAAGCGTACCTAGCACGGGTGCATTGGACATATCAAGCGTGCTAGATAGCGAGTATTTCTTCCATTGAAGTCTCCAGTAATGATCGTAGATAGCGAAGGTGCTATCGAAAGCGCAGTCAAGATAATCTATAAGTCAATGAAGGACAAGAACAAGACACCAGTCAGCCTGCAATTCATGTGCACGTCTGACTGGATGCATGTCCAGTTCCTTACCTACATGGCAGATTATCTATACAAGAAGAAAGCAAAGAAGGTAGATCATGTCAAAGTCGATATCTACATCGAACAAAAATAACAAGAAGATCGTGCTTAACGGCAGGTCTTACAGGTACGGTGATCTGTACGATTCGTGGAACATCCACCAGCAACGTCACTTCGACGGTACTGGTGTGGATGTATACGAGCAGATACCGCAGGATGATGGCGTTCCTCTTCCATCCCTAGCGGAACAATGGAAAGAGGATTACAAGCGGAGAAACAAGAATGTCAAAAGTCCTCGTAATCGGTGATCTGCATTGTCCTGCGGTTCACTCAAGCTACCTTGACTTTGTCAAGTCAGTCAAGAAGAAGTATCGGACTGATGCTGTTGTATTCATCGGTGACATCATCGATCATGCAGCCATCTCCTTTCACAAGAAGAACCCAGAGAATCCCGCTGCATTGGATGAATACAACCAGGCGATGTATTCACTCAAGCAATGGACAAAGAACTTTCCAGAGGCAACGGTAACAATCGGCAACCATGATGACAGGGTTGTTCGCATTGCCGCTGATGCAGGTATTCCATCGCACTATCTGCGTGAATACCAGGATGTGTATGGATCCAAGGGATGGGATTGGGTTCCAGCCATTGAGATAGATGGAGTATATTACTATCATGGTGTCGGTGCAGGTGGAATGTATCCTGCAATCAACGCAGCAAAGATGCGTCTTCAGTCAGTCGTGATGGGTCACTATCACAGCGTGGCTGGCATCAACTGGATCGTTGGTCCTACCTCCCGTATATTCGGAATGAATGTTGGGTCTGGTGTGGATAGATTCCATCCTGCGATGCAGTATGGTTCAGCGTACCTTAAGAAGCCAGTCCTGTCTTGCGGTGTTGTCATCGATGGACACCCATATCTGGAGCTGATGAACCTATGAACCTCACTCAGATACGCAAGGAATCCAAGAAGTGGCAGAAGGATCTTGGACTACATGCATGGAAGATCAAGATCATATGGGCAAAGCCAGATGAACTTAACACCGAGACAGAGGAAGTCTTTGGGTTGAACACATACGATCCAAACCACATGGAGTCAACCATCAGGTTGCTTAATCCAAAATACAAGCAGTACGATGTGATGGCTACCATGGTACACGAACTTCTGCACCTGTTTATGTTTCCGCTTGAAAGCGCGGCAGGTTACAGCATAAAGCCACCGTCCGACCAATGGGAGACAGCCATGGAACAGACGATCAACAGACTGTCAGAACTATTAATAAAGGAAGAATCAAATGAACGAGCAAACGGAAGAGCAAGTGAAGATCCTCAAGGCTGATGAAGTAGTCAAGTATCTTGAGACTATTGTCGTATACCTTGAGGCTGTGCAGCAAGATATGATTACAAACATCAACAACATCAATAGCGAAAACAAGGAGAGCAACGATAATGCCTGATCGTATCAAGAATATCATCACCAACACGCTTGATGTCAAGTGGTCTAACCTCCTGAAGCCAGACACCATGTTTGGCGACGGCAGTGCAAACCACAACATCACCGTTGTCTATACCCCTGAGCTTGAGACTGTGCTCATGGGCATTGCAAAGGAGAACGGAGCAAAGAAGATCAATGGTCTGTATGAGAAGGATGGTGTCAAGACCATCAAGTTCAAGTCCAAGACCCACATCGACAAAGGTGCATTCCCCTGTCAGGACAGCACTGGTCAGTATACTGACGTTGTTCCCTTTGGTGGCGACACCGTTCGTCTCAAGCTTGCTCCTGCCTTGATTGTCAAGGGTGCAAGCAAGTCAATGTCGTTCTATCTCAACGGTGTTCAGATCGTTCAGAAGAACTCAACCGATCCTTCTGCAAAGGTAAACGGTTTCGATTCGATTGAGGGAGGATATGTCGGCAACCATGTTGACCGACCTGTAAAGTCAGAGGCTGCTCCTATTGCCCAGACTTCCCCAGCGATCACCGATTCTGACATTCCCTTCTAATGAAGTGGAAGTTTCCCATCTCACCCGTGGCTGCATCACGTCCACGTGTGAGCAAGTGGGGTACGTACTTCACAGGTACGTACAAGCAATTCAGGGCTGATGCAAAGCCTGTGGTACTTAATGCAATAGGAGGCTGGAAACCAACGGATAAGCAACTCAAGGTAATACTTGAACTGTATCCAACCAGACCAAAGACAAGCAAGCTCAAGTACCCCAGACCAGACATAGACAACTACATCAAGTCCATATTCGACCTATGCAATGGAATAATATGGAATGATGACGTTCAGATCATAGAAGTAAAGGCCACTAAGCAATGGGCGCGTGGCGATGGTTATTTTACAATGGAGATCAAGGAACAATGAATAAGCGAGAAGAAGACTTTAGCCTTCGTGGAACCCTGCATGGATACGCAAACCCAGATTCAGGTGACTATCCTCTCATGGAAATCCATAGCGATGCAGACGAGAACAAGATCATCGTCCACATGTACGGTGAGAACGGAGACTATGTGAGCGGTGTATTCGACTGCTTCGCAATGTCTCAACTCATCTCCAAGTTTGAGCGAAAGTGGGGAATGTGATGAAGTTCAAGAAGGCAATCCTCAAGTCAGAGGAAGAGCACGGAGATAAGAAGTATACTTCAAAGGATGTCGTGATGATGCGAATTACCCTTGAGTATCCAGTACTTCGGTCGAACATGACCAAGGAATCCGCTGAGATCTACCTTAGCAATGCATCTGAGTGCATCCACGACAGTGATCTTGAGAAGTGGATCACAGTCGAGTATGCGGATATCACCAACAAAGACATCGCTGAGTTTGCAAAGAACAACCCTGACTGGTACATGTACGATCCTATCAATGATCGTGATACCAGCATCCAGAACATCAAGTAAGTAATGGCAGGGAGAAATCCCTGCCTATCTGGGCGTTTAGCATCTGGGTATGCAATCCTGCTTATAACAGGACTTAGTGGCCGATTACCGCGAGAGGTGGGTTCGATTCCCTCAACGCCTATTATGCCAAGGTAGACCAACGGCAGAGTCATCGCTCTCAAAATGCGATCAGTGTGGGTTCGACTCCCATCCTTGGTACTGCGGTTCCGTAACTCAATTGGTAGAGTAGCGGACTTTTAATCCGTTAGTTATGGGTTCAAGTCCCATCGGAACCACCATTATACCTGTAGCTCAGATGGATAGAGCAACAGCCTTCTAAGCTGTTGGTCGGTGGTTCGAGTCCACCCAGGTATGTTAAAGGAGATAACACATGAAAAATGACATCGTGACACGGCTGCGCAACTGCAATTGCATTCCTCATTGTTTGTGCGGAGAAGCCGCCGACGAGATCGAACGGCTGCGCTCTGAGCGCGACGAGGCGAGGCGGGAGTGTTGCATGACTTGGGAAGCGGTGATGGGACGCGAAGCGCAAACAGCTGCCGCAGACAAGGGATGGGACTGCTTCAAGGAGAACACCAACTACCTACAGGATTTAGGATAAAGGAACACAAATGATGAAACCAGGATATCAGACAACGGAATTCTGGACAGCCGTGGCACCAATCGTTGGTAGCCTAACTGTCAAGGATGGACAGAATCAAGATCTATTGATCCTCTGTGGTGCAGGTCTAGCTGCGCTATATATCGTATCTAGAACCGTAGTAAAGTACAAGGAAGCAAACAAGAATGAAGCTGTGGAACGGTAGTGAAGACGAGTTGGTTCAGTATGTGGATCACATGGGTTGTGACGATGCTGTGTGTGATGCCGCACGTGTATCCATGAATAAATCAGCTGACCTATTCACCGTAGGTCAGAACGAGAAGCTAATCAACTACCTTGCCAAGCATAATCACTGGAGTCCATTCAGCCACACATCCATTAAGATGCGGTTCAAGGCTCCTATCTTCATTGCTAGGCAGCTTGCCAAGCATCAGGTTGGGTTTGCATGGAACGAAGTGTCAAGGCGATACGTATCAAACGAACCAGAGTTCTGGTTTCCAGATCACTATCGCGTTGCTGCTGAAAACGTAAAGCAGGGATCTGGAGTTGATCCAATCCACGGAAACGAACTGTTCAAGACTGATACAATGTATGTCTTGCAGAAAGCAGCAGAGCACTATAATGACTTGCTTAAGGCTGGCGCATGTGCAGAGCAAGCAAGATCGGTGCTGCCTCAGTCCATGATGACGGAGTGGATATGGACTGGTAGCCTATATGCATGGTCACGTATGTACAATCTTCGTTCTGAATCCCATGCTCAACGTGAGGTTCAGTTCTATGCTGGCAGGGTAGCGGACATCTGCAAGAAATTCTTTCCAGTCAGCTGGATTGCATTGACCGATGTATGACTACTTGATTGAAGCGACCAAGGTAAACAACAACCTTGCTGATCGTACACACTTCTCCTACATTCTAAGGAAGAACAAGGTAATCGCACTAGGCAAGGAGCAACGTGGAAAGACTCATCCTCTTGCCGCAAGGTATGGATACAAGTATCCTACCATTCACTCCGAGCTTGATGCATTCAGGCAGCTACATAAGTTTGACATCAGGGATTCACTTACCCTTGTCAACACAAGGATATCGTGCACTGGCGTACTTGGAATGTCCCGTCCATGCAAGTATTGCATTGGATGGGTAACTAAGATATTCGATGAGATTTGGTACACTAATTCAGAAGGAATACTTGTGAAGCTATGAGACGTGTTACTGTTAACATGATTGATCTAAAGCAGCAGCTTGAGCTTGTCGATATTGCAAGCGACTATGCCCAGGAAGACGATGCAAAACTTCTACATGATCTTGGAACGCTGCTAGACAAGATCATAGGCGGTGAGATTGTGCTGTTCTATAAGGATACGAATGGAACTACAGAGTGAAAGCGTTGTTGTCAGGAGAGAGCGTTGTCCTGCTTGTGCATCTAATGGATCTGATAGAAGCGGCGACAACCTTGCTGTTTATTCTGACGATCATGTGCACTGCTTCAAGTGCGGATACCACAAGGGAGGTAACGGAAAGATGAGCGAGACTGTTGTAAGCAAGATGACCAATTCATTGAATGGGTCGTATTCGGATCTTCCACACAGGAGAATCGATGAGAAGACATGTCGGCAGTATGGATATCAGGTTGCCAATGTAAACGGCAAGGATGTCGAGATTGCAAACTACTACGATGCATCTGACAATCTTGTTGCACAGCATGTTCGAGGACCAGACAAGCAGTTTGCTTGGAAGGGTTCTCCAAAATCAGTCCAGCTGTTTGGTCAGAATCTATGGAAGGTTGGCGGCAAGCGTCTTGTAATCACAGAGGGAGAGATCGATTGCATGACGGTATGCCAGCTTCTTGGTGGTACATGGCCTGTCGTATCCATTCCCAATGGAGCGCAGTCAGCTGTACGTTCAATCAAGGATAACCTTGAGTTCGTGTCTTCGTATCAGGAGATCGTCCTATGCTTTGACATGGATGACGCTGGTCAGGATGCGGCAAAGGCTGTCAGCGAGATCCTTCCACCTGGCAAGTGCAAGATAGCCAAGCTTCCAATGAAGGATGCCAACGATTGCCTTGTTTCCAACAACGGCAAGGCTGTGGTCTCCTCAATATGGGAGGCACAGGTCTATAGCCCAGACGAGATCCTGCACGTATCTAGCGTAGCGGAGACAACAGATATCGTTGCAAGCAAGGTATATCCGTTTCCGTTCGACAGGCTATCGGAGTTCCTTATCGGACAGCGATCTGGAGAGATCAGTCTATGGGCTTCTGGCACAGGTTCAGGCAAGTCTACCATCTTGCGTGAACTTATGCACCACCACCTTGAGGAGAACAGGTCTGTCGGTGCAATCATGCTTGAGGAATCACCACAAGAGACGATGGATGACATGATCTCCCTGATGATTAACAAGCCAGTCAGGGCTATTCGTGCAGCTCAGATGATGAATGAGCTGCGTGTAAAGATGGGCAAGCATCCCATTGACATCGAGTTTGTCAACGAGTTCAGCGACGATGAGTATGCCGAGGCAAAGAGAAAGCTGTGCGCTACAAGCCTGTATATCTACGACCATCTTGGAAACAACGCAATGCAGAATCTGCTTGCGCGTATGGAGTACATGGCTGTCAGTCTCAAGGTAGACGTAATCATACTGGATCACATCACTGCTGCAGCGGCAGGTCTTGTTGGTCTTGGTGACAAAGATATAGAGGGTGGAAACAGCGAGAGAATCATCATCGATACCTTGATGAAGGAACTTCGTTCACTTGCCGTTCGCACTGGTGTTCACATCGACATCGTGTCTCAGCTGAAGAAGACTGACAAGGCATACGAGGAGGGGGATCGCATCACACTGCAGGATCTACGTGGATCTGGTGCGCTTGCTTCTGTACCCAACACAGTCATTGCCCTTGAGCGTGACAGACAGAATCAGGATGCAGTGATTGCCAATACAACCATCGTTCGTGTTCTCAAGAACAGATTGACTGGACGTGCTGGCGTAGCCACCGCATTGTACTACGACCGTGGTACTGGTAGGCTTAGGGAAGTCGATGTCGCATTCAATGACGAAGGCTTTCCAGTTCTAAACCCACAGGAGATTAAGCAATGATTATCGACATGGTGTTTTGTGCTCTAGCGATTGCATCTATTTGCCTATGGTTTTTCCATCAACGAATGATTGAAAAACACATTAGCAACCTTGAAAAAAAGATAGACAATTTGTCCAATGAGATGGATAGGTTTGAGTCAAGGTTGTTTACAATCGAAAGTAAGGTGTATGATTGCAAGGCTAAGGTGACAATGCTTGAGACTGATCTTGGCAATGTCATCAAGACAGAGCAAAGAAAGTCAATGCATAAGACATATACCGAACTGGCTGCAAGATACAAGAAGCTTGCAAAGGAATATGCTAAGTAACCTAGAGCAGTTCTGCCTGATGAGGGCAGCAGCGTGGGACATGTATGCAAGCGCAGCCTTGAGCATGTCCCTTCACCCAGGTACTAGCAAGCACGAAACCGTAAAAAGAACAGCGGATGAAGTTGCTCAGATTGCAGATCAACTTCTTGCCGAGAGAGACAGGAGATTTCTATTCTATGTTGAAGATTCTAAACCTACTTGCGACACTTGTGATTGCCGCAAACGCAGCAGCTCAGGTTCCACCAGATAAGATTGTCCAGCCAGATGGCACGATTCAGCTTGTGCCTAAGCCACCAGCACGTGTACTTACCCCATACTACATCGACCCAACGATGCAGTTTCAGATCTACATGGATTGCCAGTGGGCTAATAGATCATGGAGCGGTTCCAATAAGAACGGTCTGATTGCATATAAGGATGAGGTAGTCACGGCTGATGTCTTGGCTATGCCGATTCCAAAGACAAAGGTTGTCAATGGAAAGACAGTTCAGATGTTCAGTGTATACAGATCATCCGATGTTGTCATCCAATACGATAGCACTAGGCTTGAGCTTATGCCTGTTGTGCCAGCTGCCTTTGGTCCAGCCTTTGATCCAAAGGTAATGGACGCTTCAAAGGTTACGCAAACCCAGCTTGCAGACGGTGTTCTTCTGTTTCATTCAGAGGCACTCAAGGCACCTGAACTACGTACTCCAGCTTTGGCACCGCTGTACTATCAGTGGAATTTCGGAGGATATCTTTGGTCTGGTGGATATCGTCTGCTTGGAAAGATCCAGTTCAAGGTAAAGGATGATTACTATCTTCCTTCATGGGGACAGCAACGATCCTTCATTCGAGTTCTTGACAAGCATAACGATGCTGTTACACGTGTTGATGGTAGTCCTGTCGATGGAACAAACATCCTGAAGGAGATCAGAAGCCAAGGTGAACAGATCATGTTTGGTGTTCCACCTGCCTACAAGGTTTCACACTACCTATCCGCTGCAACCACCAAGTTCAATGTCGGAGACACAGTTAAGGTAAGCATCATGGTAAAGCCAGATTCAAAGCCACAGTTGCTTTCGTCTGTAGCCACCAACTTTGCATGGGATCCAACGATCCTTGAGTTTACTGGACTGGATAAGACGGGTTCTCCACCCAGCATGGACAACTCAATGTACATGCCTGGACCTGGAAACATAAACGAATCTTCCATTCCAAAGGATGGAAATGCATGTCATGTCTGGCTGTCTCAGCTTGGTGATCGTCGTTTCTACGACAAGGAAACACTGATTGTAACGCTTAACTTCAAGGTGTTGTCAGCCTTCGCAACGACAAATGTAGACATCCTAAGCAAGAACGACCCAAGACTTGTTGGAATCAGCGTACTTGATGATTCAATGCCTATTGGAAGCAGCAAGCCAGGATCCACCGTACTTGGATCACAGCGTGGCATTACAATATACGGAACAAACTAAGGAGAAGCATGAAGCTTATTATCGATATCGAATCTGATTCATTGATGGAGTTGACGTTGGATAGCAAGGGAAACCCAGTCAAGGAATGCTCACGAATACACTGTGTCGTGACCAAGGATATCGATTCAGTCAACCAAGCCATCAACGTATGGACTGGAGACTCACTTGGTAAGCCGCTTCTGGACTACCTAGCTAAGGCTGAGTTGCTGATAGGTCACAACCTATATGGGTTTGACCTTGAGTGTCTGCGCCGAATGCTTGGTTTCAAGGACAAGAAGAAGATCCACGATTCCCTTGTAGTAAGCAAGCTCATGTATCCAGATCTTAAGAACCACCCACTTGGTGGCAATTCACTGGAATGCTGGGGCAAGTTTCTTGGAAATGAGAAGATCAACTACACTGGAACGTGGAAAGAACTTACAGACGATATGATAACCTACTGCATACAGGATGTCAATGTGGCTCATGACATATACCTGCATCAGATGGAATGGATCAAGCAGAACAAGTACGAGAAGATCGTGCAGCTTGAGCACATGGCTTCGGAGATCATATCCCAGCAGCAATCAAACGGATTCAACTTCGATATGAATGCTGCAGTAAAGCTTCAACGGGATCTTCTGTTGTTCAAGGCACAGGTTGAGGACGAGATGCGTGTTGTCTTTCCAGACAAGATCCATATCAGGTTCTCTGAAAAGACAGGCAAGAGACTGAAGGACAAGGTCGAGGTATTCAATCCTGGATCTAGAAAGCAGATTGCCGAACGGCTGTATGAGAAGTATGGATGGGTTGCACCAGAGACAGACAATGGAAATCCAAACGTAGATGCATCTGTGCTTGAGGAACTAGATTATCCAGAGGCAAAGAAGCTTGTGGAATACTTCGATGTAATCAAGCTGATGGGTCAGGTAGAAGACTGGGTTGCACGTGCATCTCATAGCAGGGACAGCAAGGTTCATGGCTTTGTGAATGTACAGGGAGCATCGACTGGTCGCTGCACCCATAGCCAGCCGAATCTTGCACAGGTATCAAGCGATCACCGTGCACGTGAGCTGTGGATTCCAGACAAGGGAGATGTGTTGCTTGGCTCAGACCTAAGCGGTCTAGAGCTACGAATGCTTGCCCATTACATGCATGAGTACGATGGTGGTGCATATGCAAACGTCATTCTCAATGGCGACATTCACCAACACAACATGGAGAAGGCTGGTCTGGCTACGAGAAACAATGCAAAGACCTTCATCTATGGCTTCCTATATGGAGCAGGAGATGCCAAGGTAGGCAAGATCGTTGGTGGATCAGCCAAGCAGGGATCTGCATTGAAGGATAGGTTCCTTCGTGAGTTGCCAGCATTGGCAAAGGTAAAGCAATCGGTTGAGTTTCAGGTAGCAAAGAACAACACCGTGATGCTTGTCGATGGCAGGAATGCTCCTGTACGTAGCAAGCATGCCGCACTGAACACCCTGTTGCAGGGAAGCGGTGCCGTTGTCAGCAAGTATTGGATGATACTTGCCAACATGAACCTAGCACGTCAGTTCGGATCAAAGGTCAAGCAAGTTGCGTATGTGCATGACGAACTTCAATTCTCCTGCCCCGCTGACATTGCCGACAAAGCTGGACAGGTAATCACTGATTCGGCAATAGAAGCAGGTAAGCGACTTGGAATCAAGATGCCAATCAATGCCGAGTACAAGATCGGTAGAAACTGGGCAGAGACCCACTAAGTATAAATGCTATCTTGGATTCTACGATCTATCCAAGATACAAGGATGGTTCATTGGATCACTGCTGAAGATGACTGGACTAAGCTGCATAACGCATGTTGGTCCAATCATTCAGACAAAGACACAAGGAGAGATAACGATAACCATATGCGCTGCAACAAACAGACATGGCAGAAGAAGTAGCGTTGCCAAGGTTCACTCAACGACTACGCTTGAGCAACTTGGAGCAATCCTGGTTGACAAGGTATACGTAGGAGAGATAGAGATGGACATAGACAATGTAGTTGAACAGGCAAAAAACTATACGGATATCTCCGCATGGGATTTGATCTTTCATAACTTTATAGGTAGGTTCCTTGGGCTTACAAGACCAAGGATGTGCACGACATTCGTGTGCAAGATATTCAATTTGCCAGAAACCTGGCACCCAGTAACACTATGGAGACGATATGATAACACTGCTATTGGCAGGTCAAGCTAGGGTTGGCAAGACAACAGCCGCGACCTATATCTCTAACTATGCGAAGAAACAGGAATACAAGCCTGTTATTCTTCCGTTTGCACAAGCCATAAAGGATGCCGCGACAAAGGCTGGGCTTAGCAAGGATGACAACCCAGAGGAGTATAGGAAGTTCTGCCAGACGATAGGAGAAGGAAAGAGAAAGGAAAACCCAGACTACTGGGTTGATAGATTCAAGGAGAAGTGGCTTGAGTTATGCGAGAAAGACAGGATTGCATCACAGTCAGAAGACAAGATATGGAAGGAAACTGTCATTATTGTCGATGACTGCCGCTATCTTAACGAGCTTAATCTTGGCAAGCAACTAGGTGCCAAGACGATCTTCATCTCACGTGGATCACGTAAGCTGCAGGATCAAGATGCCGAGTGGAGAAAGCATGAATCGGAAAGCATGGCTAATGAATATGAACTTGGAAACAAGGACTATCAGGACATCTTCGATTTCATCATACGCAACGAAGAGACAAAGGAAGACTTTCATCACAAGCTGAAGGACAGGCTTCCACTGTGGCTTGATGCCACACCCTTCTCATACACTGATTGCGACTGCGTTGGTTGCCAGAAGATGAAGAAGGATGAGAAGATGACCATTGAGGAATTCTTCAAGGGTCTGTTTGAAGATGACGAGGAGGACTGATGGGACTGGACACAATCGCATACAAGGAGTTTCGTAATGGCGAGCATGTGGAAGCTGATGATTCGTGGTTTGAAGGCACTGAAGAACTGGTTCGTGGTGTTATGGGCAGCAGCCTGTCGTGGATACGCGGGAAGGTCTATGCACATCTGGTAGAGCAGATCTCAGGAATCTCCCTATATCAGGAATCAATCTCCAACGATCATGTCCGTCAGATAGCTGAAGCACTTGAGGATCTAAACAGGAATCCAGAGAAGTTCTCTACTATGGTATTCTACTATAACTTTGATAGAAAGCATCTCAGGCAACTTGAAAGGTGGTTTAGAATTGCAGCAGACAATGGATGCTACATACACGGATGGTACTAACGTTATAGCGGAGGTTCTTTCTGGTCCACATCATGGAAAGATGTATGAGGTATCTCGTCTGAATAGATACCACGACATAGACGGAAAGACATTCAGGCTTTATTTTGTTCAGGGTTTCTACTTTCTAATGGAGAAAACCAATGGTGCCGACGATAGCGGTTATTGATGGTGATATTCTTGCATACCGTGCAGCTTTCTGGGCTGACAGCGAAGGACCAGAATGGCTTGAGGATCGCATTCGTGACGATCTGATTAGATGGACACCGCCTGGTGTTGACAAGATCTATGTCGCCCTGTCATGCAAGCGTGATGACAACTTCAGAAGGGATTACTACCCAGAGTACAAGGCAAAGAGAGACGACAGACCATCCCCAGAAACATTGCCAGATGCCATGTCATTCCTTACTGACAACATGAATGTAATCCGCATGCCACGGATTGAGGCAGATGACATCATCGGCATGTGGCAATCCCGTGGAGAGGCAATCGGAGTTACGATTGACAAGGATCTTAAGCAGATTCCTGGGTACAGCTGGTATCCTAAGATCGATGATAACACCGAGGTCAAGAAAGTAGAGCATACCGACCTTGACAAAGCCGACTGGTTCTTCCACCGACAGTGGATAACTGGAGACAGCACTGACAATATTCCTGGAATCTGGAAGCTTGGACCAAAGAAGGCAGAGGCATTGCTCAATGCCACCACACCAGATAAGTACACAGAGCTGGTTCTTTCCCTATATGAGACACGACTCAACAAGGAAGGAAACAACTATACACCTGACGATGCAATGGCTATGGCTAGAGCCGTCAGAATCCTACGGAATGGCGAGGATACCAACCCGTGGATGCCCCGAGTAGCGACTGACGTATCGAAGAAGGAATCAGAAAATGAAACTAAAGACTGAAATGATAGCCAATAGCTTTACAGCTTCCAATCCAACCTCCATTACCGTGGAGCGTTATACTTATGATCTTCCAAATCAGGTTAAGATCAGAACTGGAAAGCATGGCACACCAAAGAAAGCAACCGAAGGTTCCGCTGGGTTTGACCTTAAGGCTGACTTAATCGAAAGAATTACAATAAACCCAGGAGAAACATGCCTAGTATCCACAGGAACTAGCATGGAATTACCGTTAGGAATGTGTGCATTCATCCTACCAAGATCAGGTCTAGCCCTCAAGAAGGGCATCACTATCCCAAACAGTCCAGGTCTTATTGACTCAGACTACCGTGGGGATATCTGTGTGATCCTGAGAAACGAAGGTACCGAGCCATTTGTCGTAGAAGACGGAGACCGAATAGCTCAGTTGATGATTGTTTCTTTTATAGCTCCGTCATTTATTACAGTGGATGAACTTAACCGCACAAGTAGAAACCGTGGCGGCTTTGGATCCACAGGCATGGGATGATATGAATACGTTTGAAAACTTTATTGCCCTTAGCAGATACTCAAGATGGATTGAGTCTGAGGGTAGACGGGAAACATGGGAAGAGACGGTTGACCGCTGGTGGAACTACTTCACTGGCAAGGAGCCAGCTCTTCTTGAGCGACCCGACATCAAGGAAGCAGTCCTCAACAGAGAGGTGTTTCCAAGCATGCGCGCACTTATGACAGCTGGTCCAGCATTGGACAGGGATCATACTGCGCTATACAACTGCAGCTACATTGAGGTGGATGCAGTCGAGGCTTTCTCAGAGCTTCAATATATCCTGATGTGTGGAACTGGAGTCGGTTTCTCAGTCGAGCGAAGATGCATTGAGAAACTACCTGTCGTTCCACAGTCAATCAAAAGAGAACAGGATGTAGTAATTGCCGTACCAGATAGCAGGGAAGGCTGGTGCGATTCACTTCGCCAGCTTATGATGCATCTGTACAACGGCATCCACCCAACGTGGAATCTATCAAACATACGTCCAGCTGGCGCACGTCTAAAGACGTTTGGCGGCAGGGCATCTGGACCAGCTCCTTTGGAAGCTGTGTTCAAGTTTGTGGTAGGTACCTTCAACAAGGCAAGAGGACGCAGACTTACAGCACTAGAGTGCCACGATATTTGTTGCGTCATCGCCCAATCCGTAATCGTAGGTGGTGTCAGGCGATCAGCAATGATCTCCCTGTCAGACCTAGACGATCAGGAGATGGCACACTGCAAGTCAGGCAACTGGTGGGAAGCGCACGGCTATCGTGCTCTTGCTAACAACTCCGCTGTATATACAACCAAGCCAACCCTTGGAAGATATCTTCAGGAGTGGACATCGCTGTACAATTCGTTCAGCGGTGAACGCGGAATCCTAAACAGAGAAGCCTTGCAGAAGGTATGCTCACGTGTAGGACGAGAAATACCAGATGATTGTCACTTGGGTACGAATCCATGCTCTGAGATCATACTCAGACCAATGGAATTCTGCAACCTCTCGACAATCGTAATCAAGGAAAACGACAATAAGATGGACATCAGGCGAAAGCTTGAGATGGCAACCATCCTTGGAACAATCCAATCAAAGTTCACGTACTTCCCATATCTCCGAAAGAAATGGAAGAAGAACTGCGAGGAAGAAAGACTTCTTGGTGTCTCTATGACTGGCATCTTCGACAATGCCTTCACAAGCGGTCGTGTCAGTCCTTATGATCTTATAGAATTCCTTCAGGCTTTGCGTGACGTAGCTCAGGAAGTGAATATAAGATGGGCGATGAAGATCGATACCGAACCATCCAAGGCAATCACATGCGTCAAGCCAGAGGGAACAACCTCATGCTTGGCTGGCTGTGCTTCAGGTCTTCACCCACAGTATGCACCCTACTATATCCGCAGGGTAAGGTTGGATAAGAAGGATCCATTGTACAGATTGATGAAGGATCAAGGCGTTCCTTGCGAGGATTGCGTCATGAATCCAGACTCAACCGCTGTATTCTCATTTGCAATGTCTGCTCCACCTGGAGCAAAGACAACACAGACACTTGATGCAGAGACTCACCTGATACTCTGGCGTATCTACGCAGACTATTACTGTGAGCACAAGCCATCGGTGACAATCAACTATACAGACGCGGAATTCATGCGTCTTGGCGCGACCGTATACGAGCAGTTCGACAGCATCTCTGGCGTGTCCTTCCTTCCAAAGGCAGAGCACACGTATCAACAAGCACCGTTCGAGGAGATCACCGAGGAGCAATACCTTGCCTTTCCAAAGGTTGAGGTTGACTTCTCGTTGCTGTACTTGTATGAAACCGAAGATACCACGAAGGCTAGTCATGAACCAGCTTGCACCGCAGGAGGGTGTGTAATTGTATAAAGACATAATCGAACCATCACTACAGGTAAAGCTGGAGCAGGGTCTTCCCCTGACTTCAGCTGAGTTTGGGCGGCTGGCACGTCAGCTCGTAACCTATACACAGACAATTGAAAAGGAATTAAATGAACTCAAGATATCCATATCTAGATCCAGACTGGATCCCGATACTGAAGGAATGGGTTCAGCCCCTAAGCTACGATCCAAATCAAACCAGTGAACAACTGGCTAGACAACTGGCGTATGTGACTGGAAAGCTGGATACCATTGCAAAACTTGAAGCAGTCGTGAAGACGCAGGAGAAGTCCAATGGACAGGCAAACAGCTGAATATTATCGTCGCATGGCTGACTTCAGAAAGAAGGAATTCCAAGCAGAAGACCTTGGTTCTGTAGGAAAGCTATACGAATCCAACTATACCCAGTATTACAAGCAATCCTTGGAGCAGGAGAACGCCCTGCTTGAGATCCAGTCGGAATGGAACGATATAGTTGCAAAGGCAAGAGAGGCACGGCTATCTGGAAAAAGCACAATACCGCTGAAGGGAAAAACAATAAGCGTGAATGCGATTCTAGATGACCAAGGAAACATCAAAGACCTGAATGAGATAGTCAGAAGCCAGAGATGGTATTCAACATCTCAAGGAAAGATGATGCCTGGTCGCCTTGGAAAGATAGCAGAGGAGCTACAGATGGCTCAGATGGATGTAGATGAATCAAGCTCATCCTATAAAAAATACAAGCAACTATATGAACAAGAACTTTCAGCCCTGACAAAGCGAAACGAACAACGCAAGGCGGAATTCTACAAGCAGAAGCAAGAGACTCTTGCACAAGCAGAAGGATCCGCATACCGTGGGGCATCATATGTTGAGAAACCACTATAAGGAGAAAACATGGGAGCACCCACAATCAGTGGCGGCATGACTGCCGCAGAGCAACGAGAGTTGCTGCAGGAGGAACGAGATTTCCAGGAGCAGCAGGAAAACAAAAGACGTGAGCAGATGCTGGAGGATGAGCGTCGCCGCGAGGAAGCTGCACGTGAGGAAAGAGAACGTATTGAAGCAGAGGAAATGAAAAGACTTGGCGAGATCAATGCAGCTGAACAAGCTGTCATTGAGGAAGCTGAGGAAATGGAAAAGCAACAACCCAAGTCATCTCTTTCTGGTGTTTCATTCTATGAAGCACTTGGCAAGGGCGTTGTAAACAAGCCACTCACGTCAGAGAAACCAAAATGATATTGCAAGAACGCTTTAGAATACTTGATGGAAACAGAACAAGTAAGCTAGAGAGAGCAAGGTTATGTTCGTCAATCACCATCCCTACGATTCTGCCTCCAGAATCCTGGGATGAAGGACGAACTTTGCCTCAGCCCTATAGTTCGGTTGCAAGCAGGGGAGTAACATCCCTTGCTTCTCGGATGCTTAGTGCATTGATTCCACTCAACGATGCACCCTTCTTCAGGTTTTCACTGAAGGATGGATCAAGTCCACCGTTTGAAGTAGAGCAATATCTTGAGACAGTGGCTTATCAGGTATACAGAAAGCTAGTGTCTACCAATCTACGAGAGTCTGTCTATCAGGCACTTCAGAACCTAATCATCACTGGCGATGTCCTCATGATGATGGATGAGAATTTCTTCTTCACCAACTATCGGCTGGATCAATACGTTGTCCAGCGAAACATCATGGGTGAAGTAATAGAGATCGTCCACTTGGAATACGAGGCGGTGGATCCAGATGACATTCGATACGATCAATCGTCTATTGAATATCGCCAAGGTTACTGCACTTACTACTGCCAGTACCTTAAGATCGATGATAATGAATGGTACTACCGAAAGGAAAAGTCAGACGGAGAACTCATTTCTGATGGATACTATGTTGTCCCTCCTTTTGCTGTTCTTCGTTGGTTTAGCATTCCTGGTGAGAACTATGGTCGTTCACATTGCGAAGATATTCTCGGGGATCTTAGATCTCTTGAGTCATATACCAAGTCTCAGATAGAGGGACTTGCCGCAGCAAGTGCATTCTGGATCGGAATAGATCCAGGTGGCATCACGGAGATCGATGACATAGCTACCATGTACAACGGTTCCTTTGTCCCAGCGCGTCAACAGGATGTGTTCACCATATCCCCAGCTGCAACCATGAACCCACAGGTACAGGCTGCATCCGCTGCTGTAGAGGCAATGAGACGAGAGATCGGTCAGGCTTTCCTTATGACAGGACAAGCCATACCTTCTGGAGATAGAGTAACGGCAACAGCTGTTCGCATGATTGGATCTGAACTTGAGACTGTTCTTGGTGGTGCCTTCAGCTCCATAGCAAGAACTCTTATGGAGCCAATCGTAATGCGATGCATCGTTCAGATGATAGACAGCAAGCTTCTTGAGGAAGGTCTTGAGGAGCAGTTCTTCGACAAGGATGGAACACTTAGCCTTAAGATAATCACAGGACTTCAGGCATTGAGCAGGGACTCTGATCTTCAGAAGCTAATGCAGCTTGGAGAGATGGTCCGAAACCTGCCACCAGATGCAATCTCTACCTTTAAATGGGATGCATACGCATCTCAACTGATTACATGCCTTGGATTCGATCCAAGACAATGGGTCAAGTCTGAGGAAGAGGTACGCTCAATCGCAATGCAGCAACAGGCGATGCAAGCACAGCAAGCCACAGCCCAGACAACGGCTGGCGCAATCGGAAGCAGCATGGCTCAGGCTGCAGGAAACGCGGCAAACAACGCGCTTCAGTCACCAGAACTACAGGCACAGACACAGGCGATGCTTCAGAACATCGACCTATCGCAACTATCAGGAGGCATGGGATGACATACAAGGCAGCAGGAGCTAGCAATAGAAACCTACGCAATGTAAACTCAGCTACATATTATGTCTCCAACAACGAGACATTGCTGAAGATAAACCAGACCCAGATAGTTGGCAGGTATCCCAACATAGAGGATGCCACCGAAGCACTTAGAGGAATCCTGATAAAGCTAGGTGTAAAGGATACACTCAGTAGATTACTGAAGATTCCAACAAACATCATATATCTGGATAGCCTAATAACAAGAAACACGCAATCTGGAAACTCAATAGGATCTTTCTTTACCCATGCTGCTGGTCCAACAACACCGACACCATTACCTGGAATAGTGGATCTAAGTAATCCGCTGTTCGTAGAGCTTAGAACAGTTGCTTCGGTAACGGTTCCTAGGGCAAGAATGATGAATGAAAATGATCCATATACTGGAGTTGCGCCAGATCTGTATTCAGCAGCCACTACAAATCTTGCAATCTACGATGCAACTGTGCGAGTATCAAGCTTTGATTCTGTCAATGCGGATATACAGCATTGCACATGCGGTTTCTTTACCGCACACAATCTCATATCTCCAGCAACTCCACAGCAGCTTGAGAAGTTTGTTGGATTCAGACCAACATCAAGCAATACATGGGCTTGCTCGGTATTTCAGAAAAATGGAACACTATTTGTAGAACGGTATAGTGTGGATACAAAGGCAAGAATCAGCGAACAACAGAAATTAACAACTGTCTTGTATAAAAATGGACAGGCAGCAACATGGATGATTAACAATTCTCCAGTAGCTGGAACAACGGCATCAAGTCTATCGTTGCCAAATCTGCTATTCTACGATGCAGAAACAGTTCCAAATAGCGCATACATCGGTTGCGAGGTAAAGCAACGTGCTGTTAGCGCAATCCCACAGAGACTAGAGATCTACAACTCAACGTTTAGATCCACATAATAGGCAAAATATGTCAGAAACACAAGAACCAACGACTCCACCACAGGTGGAACAATCTGCGGTTGCATCGGATCCCGTCATTGCCCGTGAAGCACAGGCTTTCGAGACTTATGTAAACGCAAACAACGTACCAGTGCCAGACAACTTCAAGTCTGTAGGCGACTGGTTCAGTGCGCTCAAGTCAGCCCAAGGCGAATATACCAAGGCAAGACAGGAGATTTCACAACTAAAGAAGCAGATGACACAGGCTGAGCCTGTCGTGACAAAAGCTCAGGAGCAACCTGCGGAACCACCAGTTCCGAAGATTCCAGAGGAACTTAGGATTCCCGACAAGCCCAAGGAACCAGAGCCATCAGCTCAGCAAGCAGCACAGAAGATCCTCACTCAGGAGGAGTGGACAAAGTATTCCACGGAATTCACAGTCAACGGCAATCTCTCAGAAGAATCTCGTTTGGCAATCCGTGATAAACTCAATGTCCCCGACTTCGTGATCGATGACTTCATGCAGGGACAGAAGGCCCGCTTGCAGAATGCATATAGCGAGGCAGCGCAGCGAGTAGGAGGCAAGGATACCCTTGCCCGTGTATTCGACTGGGCTAGCAAGAACCTGACCCAACAGGAACAAACTAACGTTAATGCCGCGCTTGCATCACCTTCATGGGAAGTCACCTTACTGGGTCTGAAGACCAAGTATGAGAATGCCCAAGCTGGCAAGGTGACTGCAAACGAACCAGCAAAGACAGCCACAACAAAGGTGGGAGTTGGCAGTGCAAGCACCGTTAACAACCTTCCATATGGCAGCAAGGCTGAGTTCTATACAGAGCGTTCGGATCCACGCTTCAAGACGGATCCCAAATTTAGACAAGCCGTAGAGTTACGGATGTCTAGAACAAACTTCAATAATCTAAGATAAAGGATATAAATCATGGCAGGAGATCCACTAGGAACAGGAGATCTAGTTTATAGATCATCACTAACAAACAGTGTTGCTGGTCCACTCGCAGGTGTAAACAAGCTTTGGCTAAGCATCTGGAGCGGTGAAACAATTCACGCATACGATGAGTACAACATGTTCGAGTCTCTTGTAGAGTCACGAACAATCAATAATGGTGTATCTATGGAATTCCCAGTAACTGGTACAGTAGCTCTTAAGGCTGCATGGGAAGCTGGTCAGGAATTGGTAGGTAACACTACAGATGCAGCTTCAACAACGTTCGCTATCAAGCTTGATAAGCGTCCAATTGCTGCTCACTTTGAGATTGATAACATTGATCTCATGCAGACCCAGTGGGAGTTCCGTTCGGAACTTGCACGTCAGGCTGGCATGACCCTCAGCAATGCACGTGACAAGCAGATTGCTGCTTACATTGCCCGTGCTGCAATGGAAGGTCCACTTTCTGACGATCCAAGATCACTGCCAGCTGGTCCTGTGTTCCTTAGTCCACTCTTTGACGATCTTGGTGCGCTTATCAATACAACCGCAAACTCCGCTGCAAGATCCGCAGCTGCCCTTGAAGCACTCAAGGCTTGCGAGGACTTCGTTGTATACCTCCAGAACATCAATGCTCCAACCGATGGCGTTTACCTTGCGGTAACTCCACGCGCATTCCAAGATATTCGCGCTCTAGGTGTTGCAAGATCTGGCGATGCACAGTCAATTCTTACCAACATGCAGCCAATGTTCGGCGGTGTTGCATCTGCTGGTGGTCTTGGTGCAGCCCTAACTCAGGGTATGAACAACATCACTGACTCACTTGAGTACATGGGTGTTCGCATCGTCAAGAGCAACCACCTTCCAGTTGCCAACTTCTCTGGCGTTGGTGAAGCACGTTACAACCTTACCTTCGGTACTGCTGGTATTGTAGGTATTATCTTCCAGAAGAGTTGCGTAGCTTCTCTCAAGCTTCAGGGTCTAAAGGTAGATACTGTTGATGACATTCGTCGCAACACTACCTTTACCGTTGCAAGCATGATGGCTGGTACTGGCGTTCTACGTCCAGAGTGCGCTGCCGTACTTGTTGGTCCAACAACCGATAATACTGGTGCGTGGTCAGTTGGTGGTGGAAACCTATTTGCCAATGCAACCACCATTAATACTGAGGTTAATGCTGCCCACACAGGTGGTTCAACTGCAACACTAGCAAGAGCAGAACTTCGCACCTTAACTGGAATGTCTGCAGAGTACATTACCATCGCTAGTAATACCTTCCCATACACCCAGAACCCATAATCCTTATCCCTCTTGCTATTCTGTCTCTTTGTTTTTATTTTGCAAAGACTTTAGCCAGAAGGGTTACGGTGATCGGACATCTCCTCCACATGCCCCAGCATGTGGTTGTATACGCCTCTTCCCCCTTAGTTGGGGGAGGAGGTTTTCATTATCCCCAAACAGAAAGGAATCATCTATGGGATATTTATCAAAACTAGATGCAGTTAATATGATGATGCTGTCTGCGGGGGAAAGCCTGGTGGCTGACCTTCAGGAAGCATCGGGCATCGACACTGGAATAGCGGAGTTCCTGCTAGACCAGCACAGCCTTGAGCATCAGCTCAGGGGAATTGCAGAGAACAAATTCACCAAGAAGGTTCAGCCAGATGATGATGGTCATATTCTTCTTGGATATCCAAACAATGATTATCTAGGTATTCTTGAGGCATCGCTTGCAAGCAATCACTACAACACGGACATGATCCTCATAAAGGCCAGGGTAACGGAGACCAATCCACCACGGCTATACAACATGACCGATGAGACAGATGTCTGGTCGGACACCGAGGAATACTACGTGACCATAACGGCATTGCTTAAGTGGGAGCAACTTGACACGACAACCCAACGTGCAATCCTATCAAGCGCAATGCGAAGATACCAGATGATGACTCAGGGTGACAGGGCTACAGATGCCTTGCTTGTTGAATCTGAGATTATGGATAGAATCAAGGCAAGAGCAAACAACATAGCTGACAGAAGGAGAAACATCCTGTCAGACAAGGGTGCCGTAATGCGGTATCCATACATCAACTATAAGTCTGGACGATACTGGAACGGAGGAATCTGATGGCTGAAAAGCAAGTAATACCCATCTATACTCTAAGCGGAGGGGTATCTCGTCAACCACCATCAAAGCGCACTCCGTTTCAAGCAGAGGATCTTGACAACTGCCTTGTCTCCTTGGAGAGATCGGTTGAGAAAAGACCAGGATTCTCCTTGCTACCTGGAGTTGGAGCATACGATCTATCGTTTCTTCCAACCAATTCCGATCCACACTTCACTTGGTTTCAACTTGACAGGGACAATAGATATCTTGTAATCATAAACAGGAATGCCGTAAATTCAACGGACAAGATCCTGTATGTCATCAAGGTATCAAGCACTGGATGGACAAACGTAACTCCAGAATCCCAATGGGATCCAACCGATGAAGTCCTGCAGTGGAATGGAACCGATCCAATTGATCCAGCGGATCCACGGTATGAACTACGCCAGCTGGCATTGTCATACGGTGGGTCGGATACGCTTCTTGTGAAGTACAACAAGATACTTGAGCAAGGAATCGTAAGCAAGATAACACGTCAGTACCTTATCTTTGGAAAGGGAAAAGTCAGGGAAGTACTGAAGTCCCTTCAGATAGGAACAAACATCTACTATCTTAATACCAAGGTATACGCTGGATTCACCAGCGGTACAAGCGGGAAGAACGTAGACCTAAGCGGCAAGGAACTGTCAAGCGATGACATGCTTGGCGGTAAGATAACATACTATACCGCTACACGCATAGTAAAGACAACCGATGGACGAATGTATCCACAGGGATACAGCTTACGCGATGGCGAGGAGTTTGATCCTGATTGGAACGTCAAGTTCATTCCAGTAGAGGACTATGTCTATGGTGACTTTGAGAAACCATGGCTTGGTCAGTCAGTAAGAAACTTCGGAGAACTTAGATTTCCACCTGATAACAATGACTGGGTTGCCAATAACTCTAGATTACCTAGCACTGGTGTAACATTGGATGAATCCGCAAGAAAAATGTTAAGGGATTACTATGATTCCTCCACAAGTTACTATGCAAATGGATTATCCCCAGCGGATGGAAGAGGCAAGATCGTATATTGCGATGCTCCTTATCTATCACTTGATGCTGGATTCTACCGCATCGTATCCTTTCCAGAAGGAGAGGTATACAACGATGGATTCATAAATGAA